AATAGTTACTGTAAAGTTATTTGAAAATACATCATCTGCTGCCGTTGGTAATGTACCACCATCCCAAGTAGCTGTGTTACTCCAGTTACCAGTTGCTACTGCATATCTTAAAGCCATAATTAAAGATTTTTATCATTAATAAAAGTCTGCAATGCACCCATAATTGTTGCTGCTGCATTTATAGCATCTGCGTCTCCACTTTCAAAAACATCCATATATGTTATAGGAATAGAATTGTCGGGTAAACTTTCTGAACTTCCATCCTCTAACACTCTATAAGGAGTTAAACGCATAGCAACACTTGCACCTATATCAGTTGGCTTAACCAATGGTGATATTGCTAAATTAATCATAAAATATGGGTAAACATTCCCATCTACTTCTATTGGATTTGTACTTGTAATTGGCATAATTTCTATTTTTTATGTATATGTTGCTGTTTCTCTATCTGTCCAAGCTACGTTTGTAGCAGTTGCAACGGTTATTGACCCACTTGCTGTTATTGTTAATCTTTTTATAGTCCATACTGCTGAACTTTCTGCTGAACCTGTTACAGCATATCCATTATAATTTATATTATTATTAGAAGAATTATTTGCATTTCTTCTTATATTAAATAATAAATTAAATGTATGTGTATTACTACTTGATGATATATTAAAATTTGTAGCTCCTGTTCCAACATTAAAGTATTGTACTTGGTCAGTTAATCCATTTAAAGCAGTTATTCCACTTGAAAATGTAGTTATAATTTGAGATAGGTGACTATTCTCTGTATGAAGTTTAATAGTTCTACCACTATGATTTACATATATTCTAATTGCTAACCTATCTGTTGCTAATAAACTTGTTTGTGGGACTGCTAAAGCACTAAAATACGCATCTATTGCCGTTCCATTTGTAATACCTTCGGGAGTTGCTGAATTACTTGCTATTAATGATAATGTTGTTCCATTCCACTTATATAATTCTACATAAAAAGATGGACTTCCACCACCACTCGAAGCACTAAAATAAGTTTCAAAATTCCAATTTCCAGCTGGTATTTCTAATTGATTAGGAACTCCAGCATCTGTAATGAATGATTGAATATATCCATTTGCATTTATAGTAAAATCAGTACCAGCACCTAATATTGGTGTTCTGTCCATTTCTCTAAATGCAACTCCACCTATTGTGCCTTGTGATACACTTCCGTTTAAATAAAAAGATAATGATGCACCACCACCAGTTGATGCTGGAAAGTTAGCTAATGTTCCATCACCTCTAACATATTGTGAAACTAAACCAGCACCTGTTACAGCTATATCCCCGCTTGAAGTTATTGGACTATTTGTTACACTAAATGCAGATGGCATAGTTAACCCAACTGAAGTAACTCCGCCAACTGAATTCATATCAGTTGAAACCCAAGCTGTACCATTATAAAATCTATACACTAAAGCACCCGAAGTATAACCAACACCACCAATAGTTGAAGTACCTACTATAACGTGAACTATATATCCTTTGTTTGTTACTGGAGTTGGGTCTGTTACTGTTAGTGTGCCGTTTGTAAGATAAAAAGCTGAATTAACCGCAGTAAATGATGTTGTTTTTAGAGTTGTAGTTTGTAGTTCTCCATTTTCATTTATTAATTTCCAATATTTATTTGCTACTACATCTGTATTTGCTTCTAAATAATTACCATTAAAACCTAATCCATCTAAATTTAAAGTATATGTTTTTCCATCGGTAGGGTTTACGTAATAAAAACCACCTGATGTAAATCCTACTTGATTTGAAAAATTATCAGTAATTTCAATTTGTGATTTATATAAATTTGCAGTATCAAAACCGTCTGTAATTGTAATGTCATTTGTAGTTGTTGCTCCCTCATCCGTAACTTGTTGAAGTGTTGGAACTGCTCCAGTTATAAATTCCCAAACTGCTGCACCTTCTGTTGGGTCAGTACAAACATATAAATCACCATTATCTAAAATCCATCTTGTGTTTTGAACAAAACCTTTAGTTACATCATCAGTAACTGTTGGTGTATATGTAAGATTATGTGATACTTCACGTATAATAGTTCCACCATCATTCATTATGTAAAGTCTACCAGCTTCCCATTTGTGTTCAAATCCTACACCACATATTTGAGCAATACCTTTTGAACCACCATTTCCAGCATCAATAGTTCCTTTTTTAAGCATAGAACCATTATCTAAAATAATAGCATCACCATTTGAAATACTTATGTTTTCACCATCAGTTGTATTTCCTAATACTAAAGTTTCAGCAAGTGTTTGTTCACCACCACCACCTGTTACTTTATTTATATTTACTTGTATTACTTCTTCAGTAATATTAAAAGTAACTTCTTCAATAGTTTCACCAACATTAATATCAATAACTTCAACTATTTCAGTTGAAATAATATTAATATTTTCATTAGTTTCATTTACATTTATGTTAATTTCTTCACACATAGTTATCTTGTTACATCAGATTTAATCAAGAAATTACCACTTACATAGGTTTTAACAGTACCATTACCAAACTCAATTTCTATATCGTATAAATAATTGAAAGCACAGATATTTATTATTTGTTTATTAATCTTAAATAAACCATTTGCAGCATTAGTTATTGTTAAACCAGCATTAGCTACTGAAGTTAAAGATAAAACAGGAATACCACCATATTCTTTTCTTAACTGCATTCTAATAATAGCATCTACTAAACTATATGGTTCATCGTTTAATAGTAACTCAAATGTTACTTGCTCGAATGTATCCCCTTTAATGCTTTGAAAATTTAATCCCATCTTTAGTTTTGTTTTCTATTTTTTTTAAAAATATTTCTAACTTTTTAATGTTAGCTTGTTTTGGTTTATATTTATTTATCATAAAACCCATCCAGTGAAAAAAGCTGATTTATCAGGGTACATATCACCATTTGAATTAGCGTTATATTCTGGAAAAGAAGCTTGGTTAAAACTCATATAATCAATAAATCTATTTGTGTAATGTTGTGCTATATCCCTTGCTTTTTCTACCAAGAAATCAATTTCATTCTTTTCAACATTTGTAGCATTTTCTGATGTATGTTTGTAGATGCCTTTTCCAGCTATTGTAATGGCTAAAAAAGGTAATGCTTCAACCATAGACCAGTGTATTACCATAGGTTTAATATACTTGCTTAAAAGCGTTGTATATGGTTCTGTTAAATCATCATTTACAATATCATCATTTAGTCTATTAAATAATTGTGTTCCTAAATACGTTTGTATATGTGTGTCTTGTGCTATCTTAATATATTGAACAAATTTATCTACATCAATGTTGCCATTTAATGCAGTAAATCTAACAATATCATCTCTCGTAACAAATAGTGCTTGCATATTAAATAATATTATATTTATTAATTCTTTTACCATTTAATTGCATAGACAACAAAGAATGTGAAACATTCAAATCTTTGGCACAATCTGAAATACTATTATAATATTTATTTGTATATCCACAAAACACTTTTTTCATTCTTTTTTCTATTGCTTTTGTTGGTTTATATCCATTCATTCTTTCCTTAATTTTTAAAACATTTTCTTCAGTATGTTTTTTACCAGAAAACCCACAACCACCACTTAATGTGTCAATATGATTTAAACCATTATTTATTGTATCATAATATTTTATATAAATACTTTCCATTCTATCTTTTTCATATTTATCTTTAGATAAAAATAATATATCTATTTTATGGTTATCAATTCCATATTTTCTTAATGAAGAATATAATTTTAAATTTTTAGATTTTGACCTATATTTATGTTCAATCATTCTTCTTTCAATATTTGAAGATTGACCTATATATATTTTTCCAGATGGACTTGTAATTTTATATATTCCTGATTGTGCCATATCTTAATTTGTAAATCCCATTTTATCCCAATATTCCTGTGTAAAACCTTTTGTTGGCATATCTGCTGGTTTCATAGAAACTTCTTTTTCATTTCTAATTCTATAACCATATTGTTCAGCAGTAGCAGCACTAATAACTTTGTCTTTTGCTTTTGGACTTGTAGGGTCTATTTTAACACCTTCAAAGTTTGCATACGTTCTACGCAACCATTTATGCTCACATCTTGGTCCACCCTTGTAAAGCCAGATTGAGTAATTATCAGAACCATTTTTTCCAAAACCAGCATTTACTGATTGACTTTCCATAGCAATAATATCTTCTTTTCTGTAAACTTTATCTGCTGAAATCATTTTACTGCAAAATTCACGTTGCCCAGTAGCATTACCACTATAAACATATCTTGTTATGAATTGTACACCATCAATAAGTTCATCCTGTTCTGGACTTTTAGCATTTGGTCTTGCAGTACCTGTTGAAACAAACTCCCATAGTTTAGATAATGTACTTTTGCTTTTTTTATTGTTTTCGTTTATTAAATCAATTTCAGTATCATATTCATCTTCTTTGTCATAATCAACTTCTACTTCATCTACTAAAGTCCATTCATCACCTAAAGTTTCACCTTTAGAAATTAAAGCATCTGCAATATCTGAAGATAAACAAGTGTGTGAACTTAAACCAGTTTCTTCTTTTACTTGTTCAGCATTTTGCGTATTGTCTAATTCAGTAAATTCTAATGGTTGTATAGTTTTAAAGTATAATTTCAAACTTATTTCATTGTAAAATAATATTTCATCTAATGCTTCTATTATTTCTAATTGATATGGTTTAATTACTATGTTATCAAATAATAATGTAGCAGTCTTAATTTCATCTGCATTGTTACCTAAACCACCATCACCATTTCTAATTCCTAATAACATAGGTGAAGTAACTCTATGACCAACAATTAACTTATTAAAACATTCATTACTTAAATATTCGTAATGTGCTGGCGCATCTGTTAATGGTATATCTTCAACTGTTGTTTTGCTTTCTGCATTAGCATTAAAAGCTACAATTACTTTATCACCTCGTGAACCAGTTAGTTTGTTTTTAACATCTGCCTTTATTTGGTCACGCATTTCTTCAGTTGGAATTCCATTATTGAAATTGATAACTTTAGTCCCGCTGAAGCCATTTTTTACATCGTTTATTTGGTATTCCGAAATGCTTTCTTCAAGCATAGCGTAATCTAAAGCACCATTATAATCAACAGGTGTATAATAGTGGAATATTGGTAAATAAGGTTTAATAACCATAATTTCAATTTCATTACCATTACCAAATCCCCAAGCTGGTATTCTTTTTAATACATCCGATGGTTTAACTTTGCTCCAATCTGGCGCATAAAAGTATCCTTCTATTTCCCCTTTGTCATTACATTTTTCTGCTCTTAAAGTATGTATTGGAAAATGCTCAACTTTAACTACTTTATTCTTTTGCTTTACTATTTGCATAGAAGCCATACCCATTAGTTTGCGTTCTAAACATACTTTACGCAACATATCTGGTTTAAATAAAGTTTTCATTTGTGCATATTCATTTGGTTTTCTTGATGCGTCTAAAGCATCTAAA